TTTATATATTTCAATTAATTGCAAACTGGTCTAATGACAGGGAGAAAAAAATATTGTACAGGTGAAAACAGAAATAACTTTTAATTATCAATAAATTATCACACATGCTGCCGCCGCCATGAAAATGCAAAAACCAGCCTTTTTCCGCGACGCTCCCGCCCCGTGGCAGGTCACTACACCGGAAGGACCCATAAAAAAGCCGGATTGCTCCGGCTTCTGTTACTCGTTGCTTAAAACGGTATGTTATCCCCGTACGGATCATCATTCCCCGCCTGTTGTTTTGCCCTGTTCAGTGCGTCAGTAGCCTGGCCCTGTTGACCTTTTTTGCCGCCCGGTCGCGCCGTTCTGGCACTGATTACACTGTCTGCGATAACCTGCCAGCCCTGCCGCGTTTCGCCGTTCTGGCCTGTCCACTGGCTCACCTGCATGTTACCCGCCACGCTCACCAGTTCGCCTTTGTGGTGTTTTGCCAGTGCGTCGGCCTGTCTGCCAAACGCCAGGACGGATAACCACATCGTCGCCGTTCCGTCATCTGCCTGGCTGCACGGCAGGAGGACCGCCATGCTCGCCATAGCCATTTGTGTGCCCTTGCTGGTGGTCTTTAACTGTGGGTCAGCCACCAGCCGCCCGTAAGCCGCTATCTGTGCTGTCATGCTGTCTGCTCTCCGGTTTTAACGTTGATGGTTGTCACCTGTTCCGCTTCGGCAATCTCCCGTTCTGTCAGCGTGGCAAAGTTTGCTGCCGCCGTTGCCATGAATGCGCTTATCAGTTCGGGGTGTGCTTTCGCGTATCCTTCCCCGGTATGGCGGTCTATCGTTCTGATTGCCACCTTTAAGGCGTGCTCTGTCATGTCTAACGCTTTATATTTTGGCGCTGTCTTATCTCTGGTTTTTCTGGTCATTCCTCACAGCTCCCCACTTTTACTACCCACTTTTTGAAATTACCCAACGTCTCCCCACTTCTTTTTTTTGTGATTCTAACATGATGTTTTTCAATGTGTTTTTTATTCCCCACTTTTTGGGGTATATACAGGTGAGAAAGTGGGGAATCGCGTTTCAATTTTGTTAAATTCCCCATACTCCCCACTTTTACTACCCACTTTTTACAGTGGGCGCACGTCATCACCGTCAATAGCAATAACGCCATCACCTTCCAGCTTGTACAGCCAGCGCCGGAAGTGTTTCATCTCATACCCCAGCTTTTTCATATCATCGCGCAACAACGGAATTGTGCATTTATCGCCGCGCTGTGTGCGTGAACGGATACATCCCCATAGCGCGGCATGATTCTCCGTCTTGTTCCCGGCTTCCTCGATGCGCTCCAGTTCAACGGGTGGGCGCGGTTTATCCACAACCACCAGCGACGTGATTAACTCCCCGTCAGTGTCGGTAAAAAGCTCCACCACACGTAAATCATATGCAGCCTCTTTCAGTTCCTCCGCGTCCTTCATTTTGGTGCAGGAAATAACCAGGGCTTCACTGTTCGCACCTTCGCGGCGAATACGGTATTCAGCGTCCAGAGATGCACGAAATGCACTGGAACCACGCGCCCCCTTTGTTTCATCCTTGCCAGAATGGTGAACCACCAGCACAGTGGCCCCTGTGCGTCGTTTTAGTTCGTCACATCCACGGATAAACGCCCCCATATCCCGCGCGTCATTTTCATCATTACCGCCAAAGCAACGCGCCAGCGTATCCAGAATAATCATGCGTACCGGTTTACCCGTTTCCCGTTCAACCTGGCGGGAAGCAATAACCATTTCATCAACATCAAGCGGGGCTGCCGGAAAAATCGGGCGGTTTACCAGGTACAGATTTTTCACCCGTTCATCATTAACGATCTCCCATGCCTTGATACGACGGGGGACACCTATCCCCCCTTCACCGACGACATACATCACCGAACCATGCGCCACCCTGCGGCCTCCCCAGTGGCGACCCGTGGCAACATGACACGCCCAGGAACACGCGAGGAACGATTTATAGGAACCGCTCGCGCCGTATGTGCTGCACAATGAATTAGCCGGAATCACGCCCTTAACGACATAATCAAGCTGTGTGTCGTACCCTGCAGATCCAATACTCATTGGTAGCGTGGTTTTTCGCTGGCTGTATTGCTCGTCAGTAAGTATTTCCCCGCGCTCTGCCTGTTCGCGGATCCGTTGCAGGTAGTCGCGCCATTCCTCCCGCTTCTGGCTGTGCATTCCCTCGGGGTAATAACTCGCATCCCGTACACCTGCCGCCGCCAGTTTTTGCCCGATGGCATTAATATTTGATGGCTTGATGTGGCCTGCCTTGTACAGCCGGACACAATAGCGACCATCGTCGATAATTTTCAGGTCTGCCAGTTCGTCAAGCTGGCTGTCTCCAAGCCATACAGGCGGAACATTGTCGCCAGCAAGTCGCCCGTCCTGCTCCTGCCATTGTTTCGCGTGCGCCCAGGCATCACTACCCGCAAAAATAATGACTTCGGTCATTTTGTCGTGCGGCTGTTTTTTTAAGTTCGGTGCCAGTTTCATTTTGTGCCCCTGAATGCGTTAATCATGTTTTTCATTTTCTGAATATTTGCCCGTGCCTTTGCGTTGCTGGTGGGCTGTCTGCGTGGTGTGGCCTGTACCAGCGAAAAATCACGCCGGAACTGATAAACAGGCATCACGCAGTCATAGCCGTACCCATCACGGCGGTAAGTAACGCACCGTCCCGCCACGCTTTTAATCGTTACCGTGCCGCCGTAGTTATCCCGGAAAATATCGCCGGGGCGGATTTCAGGCCGAGGGAGGCCGCTGGCAGTAAAGCCAGAATTTTTCTGTTTCATGTTTTTTTTACTCCAGAGGCAGATTTTTAGCGGCGAGTTCAATATCAGATGTCAGAGAAACCTGTGTATTTGCCAGGTCTAACAACAAAGAAATAAGAATTTCCTCTCTGCTATCGGATTCATCGGTGCTAAGGCTGTTCATCCACATATTGACGACTTCCCTGATTTTTTTCGCAGAGTGCAGGGCTTCAAATGCCAGGTCTTCAATATCATGTTTATTTCGCATAATCGCCCCCGCGTAACTGGTCTGCACTAACACACGATTTAGTGAGCATTTCAGAAAATCCCGCAAGAGTGCTGACGAATTCATTTTCCATTAAACGGCACTGGCATTTAACCCGGCCTTTTTCCAGATGCACCAGTACGCGCCCCGTATAATCTGGCGGCACATTCAGCACTACAGAGAAGTGCACTTCATGATTATTCATGGCTCACCACCTCCATATCAGCCATGATAATTTTGCTGGCCTCATTCAGTGCCATATCAGCGATAATCCGCATAGCAACCAGTGAGCGAGGAACGAAAGCCCCGGCATATTCTGTTTCACTGGTAGCGTGTTTATGCGCCATGTCTGCGATAACAGAAATATTAATCAGCGCGTCCATAAGCGTTCTGATGGCTTCGTCGGCTGCGTCCGGACGGGTGTTATTGCACATGGCACCCCCCCTGACGAATACGGGCGGCGAATACCATCACGCAGCCAGCCGGGGATTGCTGGCGTGCTTCCTGTTCGCTGGTAGCCACGATGTGAATCACGCGCGGTTGTGCGGTGCTCAGGGCGATAAAACGCCAGATGTATTTATTCAGGTCGTGCGAGTCCCGCCCTTGCGGGTGTGTGGTATGATTTAACATAGCTACCTCGATACTGTTGCTATCGTTGGTGGTTAGACGCCCTGCATGTGTTCCAGCACTGCGGGGCGTTGCGTTATTAAATGCACACGTGTTAATGTGTACACCTATCGAATGAAAACATAACGCCATAGGTGTACACATGTCAACAATAATTAAACGCGATAAAAAACCCAAAGGGACAGGAAAGGCTCCCCCTTTCCATATGCGTATAGCTCCAGAACTGAAAGAACAGTTTGATAGCGAGGCTAATAATGATGGTGTAAGCCTTGCTAACTGGCTTAAAGAGTTAGGGCGCTCCGAACTAAAGCGGCGCGGTATCGAACCTAAGGGGTGAATTACTACTTCTATGATAGGATATATTAACAATGAAGAGATTTAGAACAATATTACTAAAAATACTCGGTGCAAAAACATCCATTGCCATATTATGTGTTTTTTGTGGAGCAAGCTTTTTGTTCGGCCAATATCTTAATGATATGAATCTATTCGCCAGCTCAGGTGCAATTATTTCAGTTTTTGGATTGTTGTATACAATCAAGTTCACAACTTTAAAAAAATTATCTAATCGCGAAGCTGAAATTAATTCACGCAGTGGCGTAACTGGCCCGCCATTGTCTGCGGAAGAATCACAAAAGATACGAGAAGAAAACTTAGCTAAAGCTCGAGTTGAGGTCAGAGAGGAAATAAAAGCTGAAGTACTCGGGGTTGGACTAACTGTTTTTGGCACCATTATATGGGCATATGGCGGATACATAAAAATTATTCCATCCCTCGTAATGTGGATAAGACATTCATTGTTGATGCAATAGGGAAAAATATAAAAATAAAACTGGCGACCACCTCGGTCGCCTTTACTTTTATCTAAAGTCCAATTGATAAAATAAAGAACTGCAGCATCTATTCCTGCAAAACTTCATGCTTTCAGGACGGCTGCTCATATGTCATTTTTTAGCAGAAGATTTTGCCTTGCTGGTGGGGAGCTTCCCGGTTAACACGATGTATCGTATAATCAGCAATGCGCGTGGTTACTGAATACGCTCACCAAAGTAAAACTCAGGCTGATATTCACGTATCAGCCTTTTTTCTTCTTCCTCCAGCTCACGCTTTTTGCGCTTACATGCCTGTAGCTCCCTCCCCTTCTCGCTGGCACTTATTTGATATTGCTCTTTACGGCGGGAAAAATCCTGTAATGCACCCCACGGGATACCATAAGCCCCCGTTTTTCTGATACCTGGTATCACATTCCTGAATACCCAGTTACTGAAACGATGGGCGAACGTGCCAGGAGTAACAGCTTTGCGACTTCTGGCGATCAGCTTGTAAAAACCAGATTCAGAAACGACGCTATGATTTGGATTTCCGCGAATACCGTAGCTTAAAGCGACGGTATTCTTCTCATCCACATCCAGAGCTTTTAGAGCATCGCGTGAGTTGCTTATTTCCAGAGCTTCACAAACATCCTTTGCAACAAACCACGGATCGCCGTTCAGATACACCACACGAACATCCACGCCATCAAAGCGCAGAACGACAAGATCACGAATATCGCAGAATTTTTTTACTGAACGAGCGTACCCCTTGCCCGTCACGGCAATATTTTTATTCATCGTTTTTTACCTCACATACAAAAAACCCCGCATTGCGTGCGGGGTATGAAAGATATTATTAGTGGGGATTGGCCTGTTCTCGTTGTTTATCTAACCATGCCTCTACATCTCTACGGTGCCAGGTATGCCGCCGCCCAATTCTGAACGGTTGAGGAAAACCATTATTTTCATCTTTCCAGAAATTGATGAATGCGCTCATTGCCCCATAGCGCAAAATTTTCATTACGTCTTTAGTAAATAAAATATCTTCATTGGTATTCATTTGCTGAACTCCTCAACCATTTACTATTCTCAAACCTTTCTTACCACCGGATCTATTAATTACCCCTTTTCTCGCCTCATCAAAAAAATCTCCTACCCATTGCATCATAATTTTGCGTTGTTCTAAATAAGTAGTTCTATTATAAATATCTCTTATTTTATCACCACTTTTATGTGCTAATGCAGCCTCAATAACATCAGGGTTAAAACCCTCCTCATTTAAAAGCGTACTCCACATCGAACGAAAACCGTGTAACGTTACAATCCCTTTGAACTTGCTGGCAGCAATTGGGGTATTGATAGTATTCTTTCCCATAGGAGCATCTTTTGTTCTGGAGGAAAAAAATATATAACGCCCTCTTTTTATTTTCTGCATTGTTCTTAGGATTCTAATAGCCTGTGATGAGAGAGGCACAACATGTTCACGATGGCATTTCATTTTATGCGCGGGGATAATCCACAAGCCAGAATCAAAATCAATCTCGGACCACTCTGCTTTAATCGCCTCACCTGGCCTGACCATTGTCAATATCTGGAATAAAAGTGCATTGTGAGCTATTTGATACTTATGAGGCACACTATCCCACCAGCTCAGAAATTCAGGCAATCTTTCAATAGGTAGTGCAGCTAATGATTTATTTTTCTTTCCTGTGAATGCAGTTTTTATCTTAAGTAATGGATTCGTTTTCAATGCTCCACAATTTACAGCGTAATTCATAATTTCATTTAATCTTGATATTAATTTTTTTTGCAACGCATTCTTATCGGATACGGCATCCAGAGCATTAATAGCTACTGGCGCTGTAATTTTCTCTATGCTGTACTTACCAAAGAAAGGAACAAGATATTTGTATACTTCATATTCGATATTATACAGCGTAGGTTTCCGCAATTCCGATCCCTTTTTAAAAGCGATCCATGCATTAGCAACAGCTTCAAATGTTTGTAGATTTTTTAGTGACATCTCAATTTTACGATTTTTCTTCTCTGTCACTGGATCAACTCCACGTGCAATCATTCGCCGAAGTTCATCACGTATTTCCCGTGCTTCCGCGAGTGAGAATTCAGGAAAACGCCCTATCGTGTATGTCTGCCGTTTCTTCGTTATCGGATGGCTATAACGGAAACGCCACACTTTCCCACCAGCTTTACTCACATTCAGCAATAAACCGAATCCATCATAAACGGCATAGTCCTTTTCACGTGGTTTCATTCCCTTAACTTCAGTCACGGTTAATGGCTTTACCGGCATCTATCGCCCTCATTTTTTAGTCCGTCATGTAGTCCTTTCAAGTCGATAACAAGCGATAAACTAACTCATTATCAAGTAAAGAGAGGAAACACAAAAAATCACAACTCATTGAAAAGACTACAAAACGACACCAGAACATAAAAACAGGTAAGAAATGTACCCTACATCCAGAATGACGCAATACGTGAGCGTCGGGGATCACCATAACGACTGCCATCCGCATTGATGGATTCACCATCCCGCAACCAGACCCCACGTCCGTTCAGCTCACGTTTTTGTTCAGGCATAATCCGTCCTGAACAGGAAGGACACTGAATATAAGCCGCCTCACTTGCCAGCACGGGATCGGCAATATCACGGAAACCAGCAACCACATCGCCGCAGGGCTGAAAAAACTCACCACAGTGTGGACAGGGCCAGTACCAGCGACGGCGATCGCCACGGTTATAGAGCGACAGTATCCCCGTGGTTGGTGGAGCCTCATGCGGTGAAGTCCGTCGCCATTTCACATCCTTCACATCCCTGCCGGGGGAACTCTCCACCAGCGTCATACCGCTGGACATAAATGTGGTGGTACGTTTTGAGGCAAGAGAGAAAGCATCCCCCTCGCCATCAATATCTTCCGGAAAACGGTCATAATCCGTCAGCGCCACGCATTTATAATCTGATGAGGACATGATATTGACTGACGGCCAGCCGATTTTCAGGTAGTTGCCAGCAAGGAATGTTCTGTCATAAACGTTGTTGTCATTTTTGTTCGGACTCAGGCGACTGACCACTTCCGGGCTGACGCGAAACGTTCTGGCGAGTCGTTTTTTGGAGTGTTCGCGGGCTTTTTCCTCCGTCATCTGAATGATCAGCATATCCGCAGGATCGCAAATCACGTTGTAAATCACCCAGCCGTCAATCAGGCCGATAGTCTTGCCGGTTCGTGCCGGGCCAACAAATATCACTGCGTCGTATTCACGCGAGGCCAGGCAGTTCATCGGCTCAATAACATACGGTGCCACCAGCGGATCCCACGGGACTGAGTTCCCTGCCCCCATGGGCACCCGCATATACTGAGCAACGGCATCAGCAACCCGCATTCGTCTCGGTGCGCGAAGGATATAACCTGAATCGGTTCGTGCTGCCTTTGCGGTTTCCTGATTCAGCATTACTCCTCCTGCTGTAATTCCTCCTCATCATCCGCACCTGCTTCGGTCACCCGCAGGGCTATCTGATCGCGCAGATCATCAATAATGGACTGAACACGGCTCACAGCGGCAGGCTGCAGACCACAGTCACGTTCCAGAATATCCGGTAATGTCTCCAGCACCTGCACGACCGCTTTTGCCCAGATGGCAAACTCCCGTCTGACATCACTGGCCGGAATGAGTTGTGCCGTTTCCTGTTCGAACTTAAGACGCTCACGTTCAGACTGATACCAGGCTTTGCGCTCATGCGCGTCCATTTCGCCTTCTGCAACCGGCGGTGGTAATGCCAGAAATGCCGACACAATATCAACCACCCGATAAAGCTTGAGGTTGCTTTCATGCCCCCCTGCAACGGGTAGATTTTGCAGCCTTGCCGCAGCAGTCTGGCGATGTACACCTGACAGTGCCGCCAGTTGACTGATATTCAGCGTCAGATTTTTTAACTCTCGATCCATACCCGCTCCGGAATGTTTTAAACATGCATCTTGCGAACAACTTTAGGCAAACGGTGTTAGTGGTGAACAAAAAATAATCAAAATCGACACCATAAAAATAAAACCACTGTAATATCAATCCATTACAGTAGTGGTGATGACGAATGAAATTTCAAAAACTAGCCTTTTTCCGCGACGCTCCCGCCCCGTGGCAGGCCACCCCACCGGGAGGACCCGTCAGCCTGACAGCCATGACGAACGTCTGATACAGCGCCCTGCATGAATGGCATCGGGATAATCCAGAAAGGAATAGCATCGTGCCCACAAGAATCTGTGTGAGTGTCCTGTTTCTTCCCCCCCGCACACTCACGCAGAAGGGGTTCCCCGTCGAGTTACGGTCATAGTTTATGCAGGAGACAGCGACGATATAGCGCACAGAAATAAATCAAGCATCCATTGAATGCATTGCATCGACAGGAGTAATGGCGTAGGCTGAACCCTTGGCTCTCTTTCGCCGCCGGCAAATCTTCAGCGGATTATCCTTGGCCGGTTTTTATCTGAGGCATTGCTCACGAATGTATAGCTGTGCCCCTTCCAGTTGCTTCTGCATCGTCATCAATCGGTCTCTGAGGGTGAAATAATCCCGTTCAGCGGTGTCTGCCAGTCGGGGGCTGGTTGCATCATCCACGCCGGAGGAGGCGGTGGCTTCACGCACGGCTGGACAGACTGCTCTGATGCGCAACCGACGACGACCAGCGGCAATATCATCACGCAGAGCATCATTTTCAGCTTTCGCATCAGCTAATTCCTTTGAATATTTTGCATCGAGTGCAGCAACGTCACGCTGGCGCACCTGCATATCAGTAATGATCGCCTCTGCCAGTTTCAGCTCTCTGGCATTGTCATCGCGTTGTGTTTTGTAGGTAATGGCGTTATCGCGGTAATGATCTGTTGCCAGCCACAGAGCACTACAGACCATCAGCAGGACAATAATCACGCCATACAGAATCCGGTTCATTTCACCACCTGCGTATCTGACCGATGAAATAACCGGAGCCCATAACCACAAACACCAGCCAGATAAGGATGAACTTCCAGGTGGATAATTTTTCAGCCATCACTCGAATCTCCAGAATCAGTTTGCTAAAATCAAACACGTTTTCTCCTTTAGCTTTCCCATGGGCAGAAAACAAAACCCCGCTTGCTGCCAACAAACGGGGTTTTTGCTTTTATTCACTTCCTTTTGCCAGTTTGCAGAATATCGTGTTATCCGCTTGTGTGAGCAAACGGCATTTTTCAGCAAAATATTCTGCTTATCTGTCGATCCCCCAGCACACCAGCGCACTCTCCTGGTCACGACGAATAACCTGACCGTAACAGTTATTTGAACGAATGCGGCAATCACGGCCACCGTCCTTAATCCACCAGCGAATCGCCTCGCATGCGCCTTTACGATCACCGGCATTCAGCCGCTTATAAAACGTCGACGGGAAACACTTACCGGGGCCAATGTTATAGGGACAAAATGACGCAATACCTGCTTTTTGTGGTTCGGTCAGTGGTACTTTTATATTGCGATCCACCCATGCCAGCGCCTTATCACGTTCAATAGCGTTAACCTGGTCGCATTTTTCCTTCGACAGCTTCATTCCCGGTATGACGGGCTTACCATCCACCATTGTGGCACCACGACAGATGGTCCATATGCCAGAACCATCACGGTATGCCGTTGTGTGGTTACCTTCTTTTTCATCCAGAAACTGGTCAAGTATTTGAGGAGCAGACGCGCCTGCAGCAATCAGCGCCAGAACGGCAGCTGACAGGCCGTATTTGATTTTTACGTTCATGGATATTTATCAGGATTTATCGGCTTCAAATCCCCGGATATGTTAAATCTTACCTCACCAGTGATGGGCACTGGCGGGATGAGGATGTCAATCTGATAAACACAGAGGCGACTATGGATTACACAAATCTACCAAAACAAACTTTTGCTGATTTAATCGCACTCAGGCAAGCAGTCGTAGCTCTAATCAACTTGTTGCCGGAGAAGGAAAAGGAATTAGTTAAAGCGCTTCTTAACAGAACTGCCGCCGATTTTTCATCATATCCACTGACAGATGACCTTGCGGACCTTCCTGAATTAATTGCAGCGTCCGCCAATAAGCTTACTGAAGAGATTTACCCTCCTCAAAAATCTTCACAAAATTCCTGCGAGTAACTTCAATGCAATAATCGTAAAACGCCGCAAACTGCTCATCGCGGCGTTTTTTTTCATCTTCAGAAGGAATCAGCACCGACAATTTTTTATTCAGATCAGCGACGCTGCCCTCCAGTTTTTCAATGGGCGATTCAATATCATCTTTTTCTGACCGCAATGCCGTCGGTGGCGTCTTCAGAGAACCAGTAATTCTTCCCGGTAGCTTTCCTTTGTAGGTTATCCA